AATCTACACTTTTGATATAAAAATTCTGTCTCTCCACCATCTGTTACATCATTTAGATATACCATAAAAGCTAGAATTCTATTTCTTGCTTTCATTTCTGCATTCTCACAATGCCAAAAATGATAACCCTCACCTACTTTAGTCTTTTGTATTTTAACTTCTAGTATGTTGTGAGTAGCTAGTTTTTTTAGATAAGAATATTTTTGAACATACAAAGGATACACTTCTTTAAAAAACAAATCTATAAAAGGTTTGTTGTTATAAGTCATTGCAACATTGGTATCTCTTATCGTGTCGATTGCATTATCAGATACTAACATCTCATCTTCTCGTCTAGGATATACTGCACCTTGTTGCTCACACTTATTAAAGTAATTTGTATAATCTTCTATTAATTGATCTGACATAAAGTTTTTAAATATACCGATGTGATCGTCTCGAACTAAATATTGTCTATCCATTATACAGCTCCTCTATTTCTAATAGGATCAAACTGTACATCACAGTTTGCAGCAAGTGTTCGTCTTGTCTCATTCGTTCCATTAAAAGGATAAACACAGTGTCTCATATCATATGGAAACACATAAAAATCTCTAAGATCCATTGGTGGTTGATAATCTATTTTAGCAAACTGACCATTACTAGCTCCTAATATCTGTAGTCTGCCGTTTTGTGGTATGTCTGCATTAGAATATTCTCTACCATATGTTGAGGGTAGTTTTAAAATCATTACAGATGACAGACCTGTAAACAACATACCTCTATGAATATGTGCAGGATTGTATTCATGTGCTTTCATTTCATTAACCCAAATAGAATTAAGGTGAGTATCATAATCTCTTATTTTATTAAACGCTAAATAGTGTTTAAATACAGTCATAAAATAATCTGTCACATTTTGTGGTAACATATTATGATTTTTCATCTTAGATTGATCTTGACCATTGTAAAACAAACTATGTTCGTTCTCAATCTTACCAACTAACTGTTTATTAGCAGGTGCAAGTCTATTAAAGTTTTGTTCGTATATTTGATTAATCGCAGAAAAAATATCTAAAGGTACTTGATACTTTAATATTGATTGACCTAAGAATACAAAATCAAACTTTAGGTTTTCCATGTTGTTCAAGTTGTTCTCTTTCTTTGTAACTACTTTCTAATTCACCAGATTTTCTAATTCTTTGTAGTGATTGTAATTGACCTAACACATTAAACTTATCTGTATCAGAAGAATTTTCTGTTAGCTGTTTTGCTTTTTCAGCGTACTGTCTACCATAAGATTCTAGTTGATGTTGATTAACATCTTTGTCATTAAACGATCCATCGTTAAATTCTTTCTTTAACTTAGACCACATTTTAATTTCTCTCATTCTATGTTTTGCAACTTTCTCCATAGAAGCTTTTGCAAATCTACATTCATCTAAATCTATTTGATATTTAGTTGCTTTGTATTCATCCTCTTCTTTTTCAACTTTACCTTCTAGCCATTTAATCTTTGCTTCGTTTCTTCTATAATCAAATGATAGTGTCATTAAGTTATCTAAGTAAGATGATTGTTCTCTTACACACTGCCAATATTTTGCAGCTTTAGTTGGATATCTATTGTCTTGTAATACAGAAAACCTTGCTTCTGTTTCTGTTCGAAACATTTGTTTCTTGGTCCATGTATCACGAAGCTCGTCTACCATACCTTTAAAATCGGTAAGGTCTTGTTGTTCTAATAAATTATTTAAATGAGTTTCCTCTTTTTGTATAATATCTTTAACGTCTTTTTTTTCTGTCATTTCTTTATCCTTTATAGTTGTCTCTTATATATACTATCTTAAATATATATCAACCCTTAACTAGTTGTAAAGGTTTCTGTAAGTTTACCATCACCGTACCATTCTTCAGTTGATGTTAAATTAGAACCCCCACCCCAAGCTAAAGCAGCTGTTTGAGTTCCTGAACTTCCCATATCATTTGATGCAACATTCATACTAATTTCATTAGTCCAATTTGTTCCATTCCAAGATTCTGTAAGAGCAATAGTGCTCCCTCCATCTAATCTTCCTCCAAATTTTAAAGCAGAAGTATTACTTGCTCCAGCGCCACTTGCAAAATCTGTTGGAGTATTTAAGTTATTAACTGCTGTCCAGTTAGTACCATTCCAACTTTCAGTTTGGAGTCCTGATGCAGGAGCACTTCCTCCATATGCTAATCCCGAAGTTTGTATACCATTTGATCCCATTCCACGTCTACCAGTGTTTAAATTATTAACTTCAGTCCAATTCGTTCCATTCCAAGATTCTGTGTTAGCTGTGCCTGTTGGTGATCCAGGAGCTACACCACCTGCAACTATACCTGCAGTTGAAGTTCCAAAATTAGCCATATCATTATATTTATCTTGATTTAAATCATTAACTTCAGTCCAAACATATCCATTCCATAATTCTGTTAAACCTACATCTCCTGCTGGATTACTTGAATAACCTCCTACTAATATTGCAGCAGTATTAGTAGCACCAAAACCTCCAACACTTCTTCTTAATGTGTTTATATCGTTTAATTCTGCCCAAGCAGTTCCATTGTAAGATTCTGTATTACCAAAACTTCCAGTAGGTGATCCTGGATTATCACCACCAGCAAAAGCTAATGCAGCTGTTTGTGTGCCTGCACCACCTGAACCATTTCTTCCAGTATTTAAATTACCACCAGTAACCCAGGCACCTACAGCCTGACCACCACTCCATTCTTCAGTTGCAGTTGTTGCTGGTGCAACTTCTCCACCAAAAGCTAAAGCAGATGTATTACCTGATCCAGCCGCTCCAAGTGCAAGTCTTGCAGTGCTTAAACCAATTTTTCCTGTCCAGTTAGTTCCATTCCAAGATTCTGTATTACTTGTAGTAGGTGGACTTTCTCCTCCAAAAGCTAAAGCTGATATTTCAGAACCAGAACCCCCTAACTGTGATCTTGAATCATTTAAGTTATTTACTTCTGTCCAGTTAGTTCCATTCCATAATTCTGTATTATCTGTTATAGTAAAAACTCCTGGTGCTATATAACCACCAAATTTTAATGCAGTTGTTTGATCTCCTGCTCCTGCTCCAACCCAAGTAGCAGTATTTAAATCATTTACTTCAGTCCAGTTTGTTCCATTCCAAGATTCAGTAACTGCTTGTATGGTAGTGCCATTAAGTCCACCAAAAGCTAAAGATGAAGTGTTGTCTGCACCTGCTCCCATTACACCTCTTCTAGCAGTGTTTAAATCGTTTACTTCTGTCCAGTTTGTTCCATTCCAAGATTCTGTTATGGCCAAATCTGGATATCCACCAAATACTAAAGTTGAAGTTTGATGGCCATCTCCTCCTGCTTGTCCTCTTGCAGTATTCATATTATTTACTTCAGTCCAAGTTGATCCATCATATTGTTCTGTATTTGTTGTACTAGGACCACCAGAAGCTAAAGCTGCTGTTTGAATACCAGAACCTACTACTCCTGCTCTAGCTGTGTTTAAATTACCACCTGTAGACCAAGCTTCGCTTAAAACTTGTTGATAGCCTTTTAATTTTTGAGTCGTAGTATTATACCAAACTTCTCCTATTACAGGATTCGATGGGTCTGATGATACGACCGTAATATCTGTTCCGTTTATTTCTTTGTATGTTGCCATTAATCTATGTTCTCCGATAGTGTTCCGTCACCGTACCATTCTTCGGTTGCTGCTGAATTAGGATCATTTCCACCAAAAGCTATAGATACAGTGTTACTTGTTCCTGCTGCACCGAATTGTCTTTTCGCAACACTCATACCGTTTTCGTTTGTCCAGTTAGTTCCATTCCAAGATTCTGTAAGAGTTGATGCAGGGTTTTGTCCACCAACCGCTAATGCAGATGTTGAAGTTCCACCACCATTAAGGTTACTTCTCCCTGTATTTAAATCATTTACTTCAGTCCAGTTCGTTCCATTCCAAGATTCTGTTGCACCTGGAGAAGGTGATCCACCAAAAGCTAAAGCAGCTGTTGCAATTCCAGCACCTCCTAAAATTTGTCTTCCAGTGCTCATATCATTAACTTCTGTCCAGTTTGATCCATTCCAAGTTTCAGTTACAGCGGTTGTACCTGGAGTATCTCCTCCAAAAAATAAACCTGAAGTATTATCAGCACCCGCAGCTGCTGCTAGACCTCTAGCTGTATTTAAATTATTTACTTCTGTCCAGTTAGTTCCATTCCAAGACTCTGTATTAGCTGAAACTGGATCTGCTCCCATTGCTAAAGCAGATGTTTGAGTTCCTAAGCCTTGACCAGACCTTCTAGCAGTATTTAAATTATTTAGTTCAGCCCAAGAAGTTCCATTATAAGATTCTGTTAGATCTGAATTAGGTGGTCCACCAGCAAAAGCTAATGCGGCATCTCGTGTGCCAGCGTTTCCCAATAACCTTCTAGCAGTATTCATATTTCCACCAGTCGCCCAGACACCATATGCAAAATCTGCGTTCCATTCTTCATTAATTGTTTTTACACTTGGTGAACCAAAAGACAAAGCTGTTGTACCTGTTCCTGTAGCACCATTTAAAGCTGTTACGTTATTTAAATCTGATGTTTCAGTAAATATAGCTCCGTTCCAAGATTCTGTTTGTGCTACTTCAGCTGAAGAAGGATTTACTCCTCCAACCGCTATACCATCATCTCCAGAAGTACCAGCTCCTGCTAATGTATTTCTAGCAGTATTTAAACTATTTACAGTAAACCAACTAGTTCCATTCCAAGCTTCCGTTACTGCTACATTAGTTATACCCTCAGAACCACCAAAAACTAATGCTTCTGTTTGAGATCCAAACGCACCAGCTTTTCTTCTACCTGTATTTAAATTGTTTAATTCCGTCCAGCTACTTCCATTCCAAGATTCTGTATCTGCTATGCCGTCATTTGGAGGTTCACCACCAAAGGCAAGTGCTGATGTATTTGTAGCTCCTGCTCCCGAGAAAGAATCTCTTGCAGTATTTAAATCATTGACTTCAGTCCAGCTAGAACCATTCCAAGATTCTGTTTGTTGATTTGGAGATATTGAACCTCCATATGCTAAAGCTGAAGTTTGTGTACCATTAGATCCAAAGGAGTTTCTAGCAGTATTCATATCATTTACTTCTGTCCAACTTGTACCATCGTATTGTTCAGTCGCTGCTGTATTCGGTGGAAGGTTACCACCAAAAGCAAGTCCAGCTGTTTGAGTACCTGCTGCACCTAAAGCTATTCTTCCAGTATTTAAATTACCACCACTAGCCCAGGCACTTGTTAAGGTAGTCTGACGAACACGCAAATTTCCCGTGGTCTCGTTATACCATACCTGGCCCACGTATGGGTTACCAGGATCCTCTTCGAAGTTTTGTACCGCTCCGCCTTTAGTGCCTTTGTACTCGGTCATTTATCTCCTTATTACTCAGTCAATGTAATGTCAGCTGGTCTTGGGTTATCTTCTTTTTCTTCATCAGATAAAGCATCCCATGCAGTTTGTGCTGCTGTGACCTCTGCATCAACAATCGCTTGAGCTTCAGCTAACGTTTTAACAGTTCCACTCACTTTTGCAATCCAAA